TATTGCATAGCAGTTGGTTCTATCGCAATAATGCGAGGTGTTTTGAGCGTTTTAGGAACAGTAATAACCCTAACGGGTTGTTCCTGTCCAGGTTCAAGGATGTCGACCTTGTCTAACCGATCATTAAATGACCAGTTAGGCAGGGCGTACTCCCCAAAGGGGAATACGCTCTCAAGGCGAGACGGCCAGGCATGCTGATTCCACTTCTCATTAGATGAGAGGCGGTCAGCAGTAGCGCCTGGACCGTGCTTTGGAAATAGGTTGTAATAGTAGACATCTCTGTCTACTTTAGTAAACAACCTACTAAAAAGCAAGTCAGACATTTTGCAAAACTCGATCCTATTCCTAGGTGAGAGTCTTGCATCTGACTTCTTGACATCCTGCTCACACTGGATGTATTCAGACATCGCTTTGCGTTCCCGGTCAGCAGAAACGACTTGATAGCCGTTTCCGTTGCGGGGGGTACCTCCATTGGAGGCCTCTCGGGGAAGAGCAATCTTGCTAAACATCAGCGTTAGCTGACGAAGAGCAATTATTGCTTCGATATCTGGATCATCCAGAAGCAAACCACTACAAGGGTCGAACACACGGGTCAGGAAACCTCCGAGAAATCGGGGGAAACCTGTACGATGATCCCATCGAAATGATGGGACATCGGATTTGGGCCCGACTTGACCATGGTCTAACCATTTTTGGATGGCCTTTCCATAGTCAGCCAGGGTTATCGCTAAAAACGATAACCCCTCGTGTTCTACCCGACGCTCGACAGTTGTTATGTCGCGCGTGGTGCTCGTGCAGCATCGTGTCGCCATTTCCATAGCGACACTTGACCAGAGTGACATCAGGCTTTTCATAGATCCCTCCTTATATGAGGTGGTCTATCCTTAGCCAAGTCATGTCACGAAGTCTATGGTTGATGGCTCCCGTTAAGGAGCCACCAGACAAAGACTTCAACCAGTCGCGTCAACACAGTCAGAAGTAATACTAGGGCCGTCGCAGCCTTTGGGCTGAGATGGACTCTAATGTAGAACTCTTGACTGCGTCGTCGGTCTCGGAATGTTTCCTTGACTGACGCTCGATCGACTCGGATTGGTCGACGACCTCCTGGAGGATCTTCATAGAAGATCTCAGGAGGGTCATCTGACCGATCGTGATGTCGACCGTTGCCGTTACTGCTGCTCTCGTCCATCCCATCGGGGCGGTCGTAGGCTTCCTCTTATCGAGGAATGCTTAGTCTACGACTCACCACCGAGGAGCTTGGTGATGAGCAGGTCCGTGCTTGCCGTGTACATGGTTTTGAAGCCAGTGTACACTGCGAGCTGCTCGGTAGGCGTGTACCCGGCCGGCGGGACATCGAAGACCATGTAAACTGACATGGAAACCTTCGTGTTCTCGCTCGGCTTGAACGGGTCAGCCGTGAGCTTGGACGTATCGAGCCTCAACATCCTGCGGGTC